CCATCGGAGCCCTTGGCCGTCGCCACCCTGGTACCGTAGCTCGTGCCGGATGAGGATGCCTTGCTGACGGAGCTGTTCTGGATGATGTTCCGCTGGGCGACGATCGTGGCGATCTGCATCGCGGTCGTCGCGGCAATCAGAGCTGCCAGTGCCGGGCCGGCATAAGGTCCGCCCTCTTCGTAGGCCCGGACGGCTGCAGCTGCTCCGCTGGCCGTCGTGTTGGCAATCTTAATGGCCATGTCCACATCGGCGTAGCGCTTCTCCAGGTCCAGCTTCCGCTGCTCGTAGTCCGCCTCGATCTCGCTGCGCTTTTCTGCGTTATCTCCAGCTGCCGTCAGCTCGGCCTGCATCTGCGCTTCGAGGCGTGCTGACGCGGCCTCTTGAAGGGCATCGATGAAGGCCGAAGCCTGCGATGTGTACTGCATCGCCGCCTCTGCCATCTGGCTGCCGTAACGCGCGGCCAGCTGCACACGGCGCTGCTGGTATTCCTTTTCGGAGATCAAGGCTTTCTCATGCATCTCCTCCAGGGCCTCCAGCTCGGAGTTCATCTGGGCCCGGATGGCATCCAGGGGATACAACTCCGTCCTGGCCTCCTTTGCGCGATCAATAAGGTCCAGCTCGTGATCCAGCTGCGCGCCCATCATCGCGTCCACCTCGCCCATCAGGTCCTGCAGCTCCTTCTCCTGGTCTTTCAGGAAGTCGTCGATGGCCTTCTGGGCTTCTTTCGTCATGTCGGAGATGATCTTCGCCCCGTCCTTCGCCAGGCCTTCCATGATCTTTTCGATCTTCTGGCGCTGGGCGATGGAGAGATCCAGGATCTGCGACTGGATCTCGATCACAGACTGCTTGTATCGCTCCGCGATGTCGAGCCTGTCTTCCAGGCCTTGCTTCTGGAGCGCGGCCAGCTGTACCTGGTATTCTTGCTCAGATATCTCCCGGTTCAGGTATGACTGCTTCAGTTCATTCTGCAGCTGCCGGAAGTGATCTTCCGACGCCTTCAGCGCATCCTGGTACGCCTTGCCCTGGAGCTCGGCCGCCTCTTTCGCCGCCTGCTGACGCATCCGGTTCCGGATGGTCGTGGCGCGGCGGGTAGTCTTTGTGAGGTTGGCTTCCGTCTCGTTATACTGAACGGTCGCCTTCACGAAGTTATCGACCATTTCGCCATTCAGCTGGCCGTACTTCTGCAGGATACCGTAGGCACGGACCACTTCATCGCTGGTACCGGATATCTGGTTTTCCAGATTGGCGAGTTTGTCCCGGTATTCTCCCACCATGGAGATGGACGACGCGTCGACGACGCCGGTCGTCGGATCCCCCTTCTCGAGATGCGAGATCATCCGCTTTGTCGATGCGACCTGCTCCAGCGCAGCCTTATAGTCGTAGGCCTGTGATATCAGCTCATTGTTGCGGTTGTAGCCCTCGATGAAGAACCTTCTCTCCTCCTCGTCCATGTGAGAGCGTGATTCCAGGATATCAGTCGCGGCCGCGAGCTCTTTCGCGGCGATGGCCTTCCTCTCTTCCGCTAGCTGGGTTTCCAGGTCGATCACCCGCTGCGCCGCCTCTTCGCGTTCCTTATAGCTGTAAGAAACGTCATACATAATCTGCCGGTTTTCCTGGATTTCGGATGCGTATTCGGATTCCTGGATCATAAGGGCGTTCTTCATCCGGTAGACCTCCGCAAGCGCCGTCTGGTAGTCGCGCGCCGCATCTGCTGCGCTGGCCATGTCGGAGATCATCTCCGACCACCCTTTCCCGGACCCGATGGATGCAACGAACTCGTCGTACATGGCCTTCCATGCGGCCGTCTCGCGCTTCCATATCGAGCTGATGCGGAAGGTCTCTTCGGTCATATCCTTCCCTAGCTTCTTGAACGCGGCGATACCGCCGGCCACGATAGCCGTCCACTTGATCTTGCTGAAGAATGAGCCGAAGCGAAGCTGTGTCTCACGGGTCTGGTCGTCGATCTCCTTCATCCGTGTCCGCACTTCCTTCAGCTTCTTCGACGCGGCGACGAACTGCTCCGTCCCGGGCTTCAACTTTTTCACCTGCGCCTCCAGCATCCGAGCGGCCTTGGTCAGGTCGTTATAGCTGGATCCGTTGATATCGTTCAGGATCTTGTCGAATTTCTTATGTTCCTCGTTGATGGACTTCATCGAGGCGTACACGGCGTCGATCTCCTTTTTCTTCTGCTGCCATGCCTTGGATTTGGTGCCTTCCTTTTCGGTCATGGCGATCTTGTAAAGCTCGGCGTGCAGCTGCGACACTTTTGTCTTCAGCTCGTCGATGCGCGCCAGGGCCTCCTGGTTGTTCAGGGTGACGACGGATTCGGTATATACTCGGGTAGTTGACATAGCTTATTTGCCGTCCACGACGGCCTTGGTATAAATGCTCGATGAAAATGCGTTGATTGCCATCGCCGCGTCGATGCCATAACGGGTCGCCATCATGCGGCCCAGCTTCAGCACCTCCGCCAGGAAGGTCTTCGAGTACCAGGGCTTCACCTGTCTGTTCCCTGCCGGGGCATCGTGGAAGGAGATGCCGCGGCCGACGCCCATATCCGGGAAGCGGCCGTACAGCAGGAAGGCAAACGTGACCTTCGTGGGGTCGCCGGATGAGTCCTGGTCAACCTGAGCGCGAAAGGACCGTAGCAGGGTACCTGTGTCCCCTACTCCTAGCGCTTCCATACGGGCCTGCCATCTCTCGATGACGATCTCAGCCCAGCGTTGCGTCATTTCCAGTTTGCTCCGGTCCGGCATACTCTAACGTGAAGTTTTCCTTGAATGTCAAAACCATCTCCCATCCGGCAGCGTTCTGGCCGCCATCGCGCCGCATGTAGGTGGTGCGTATGTGCTCCCAATCCTGCAGGCAGGCTTCACCTTCGATTTTCGCTTTCAGGAGCCTGGCCAGGATCTGCTTTCCGAATTCCTTCATCGAGCGGACGATGGAGGATTTTGTCTCGGACCTGGCGACGCGGTCCATCACCCAGAACGACTGCGTGAAGGTGTCGAGCGGCCCTTCCACGACCTGCACGACGCCGGAGGACTGATCCTCCAGGATGATGGACGGGAAGGATATGCTGCGCATCGTCGTCAGCATCTCCTGGATGGCGTCATAGCCTTCCGCCTCGATCACCTGATCGTCGGCCACGCCGGCAACTTCGCCGACCAGGATCCGGCTAAGATCGTCTCTTGTCAGCATTGGCGTAGATGTTTTCCAGGGCGTGCAAGACTGAATGCGTATCCGCCTTCAGGATCTTTTCGTTTTCCTGGGGTTTATTGTTATTGATCGATGAAAGGATATCCTGCAGTATCTCCGCCTGGGTCTTTCCAGATACGCCGCCTTCCCCTTTGAGGACGTGCGGGTACATATCGGAAAGGCGTTTCTTTAGGCCGTTCCACCAGACGATGACGGCGACGCGCTCCCAGGGTACCAGCTTTCTCTTCCGACCTCCGGTCAGGGCCTTTACGGCCTCTTTCAGCCAGGTATTGTTGCGCTGCCCGTCCGCCTGGTACCGCAGGATGTAGCTGTCTGCAGTGAAAAATACATCGAAGGGGATGTAATTCAGGGTCTGATCGACATTCTGCAGCGGGCACGGCGGCAGGCCGACGCTGTCATAGATGAAGGCTAGATCGTGGCAGGCCTCTGCGACTGCTTTAGAACTGAGGAAATAGGCCTGGCCTTCGATGATAAACGGCATTTTTCCCTTGATGGCTCTCGGGTCATACTTGCGGGGATCGTCCGGACGGATATGCGCCAGGGCGCACAGGCAGAGGAAAAGCCCGCGTTCGCGGGTCATTCCTGGTACAGCCAGAATATCGCATACCTCTCTGAATTCGTCGAACGACATCGTCTCCCAGCTGATGGGGTACGTCAGGTTGATTTTCTTCGCTCTCCTTCGCGGATGTGGCACAAACAGTCTTTGCAGTAGTTTCATAATAGAGAAAAAATGGGGGTATCGGTATGATTCAGTGTCAGGTCGTGTGCGGCGGCCGATGCCATGAACGTCGGGAAGTCGTCGGGGTTTGCCTTCATCAGCTGGACCGCCTTGATGGCCTGTTTTACGCCGGTGTCGTTGTCGCCCATGGCGATGGCGGCGATGGCGGTCTTGATGAGTTTCAAGACGGTCTTCTCCTTGGGGAGGAAGGGTTCGAGGTCGCGCATCTTTTCCAGGATCTCGTCGGCATATTCCGGCGAGATGTAGGAAGCCACGGTCGTCGTGAGGGCGACGTTCAGTGCGGAATTCAAATCCAGGAATTCCTTCCAGCGTTTGGGCCATGCCGGCTCGGTGATGGGATTCAGCACGGCTGCGTCGCGGAACTCGGCCAGCGTCAGGATCAGGCCGTCGCTCAGCCTGCCGAACTGTTCGGTGCCTCGCCAGCTGTTATACTGGCTCGTGTGTGTGAGATAATGCACCAGGTGATCCAGGTTGTCGTCCAGCTTCCGCTGCATCGTATCGCAGAGGCGCTGGATCCTCTCCTTCGATGCTGGAGCCATATCCTGGGTATTGATGACGGCGAAGCCGGCGTCAGTCAGCACAAGATCCAGCTCGGGGATGCTCGACAGGAAGGCATCCACGGAGATAATCCGCTGGCATTGGCGGAAAAGATCCTTCTGGTTGACATCTCGCTGCTCCAGCAGCTCTTCCAGGGTTTGGCCCAGAATGAACTCCGTCAGTCTATCCTGCGCGATCTGCAGCGCATCCTGGAACAGCGTCGGCGATCCTTTCATCTCCATCGCGGGAAGGAAAGGCTTCATCTCATTGTAATCCTTGACTATCATACGTTCGTGTTTGTGGATTCCTGTTTGCCGGATTTGTTCTGGTCGAGCGTTGTGAAGATGTACTCGGGGATGGTGATCATTACATCCTTATCCCATTTGTTGTACGCCTTGATGATCTTCAGCACGCGCATCGTGCGGTCTACGACGGGCTTCATCAGCGCCTGCTTCATCATGAAGAGCTCGCGGGCGTTCGAGCCGCCCAGGGAGTTATTGTTCTTGCCCGGCGTGGCGCCGATCAGCGCAGAATGCACGCCCATGGCATAGCAGATGATGTTGGCCGTAGATTCCGTGTCGTCGATGTATTCGCCGCCCTTCATGTCATTCTCCACCGGGATGATCTCGATCCATTTCTGCTCAGCCGAAGCTCCGGATGCCATCGGCAGCAGCTGCTTCATGGAGAGGATGGCCTTGTTGGCGTTGGCCTCTCCGGAGAGGTAGTCGCAGAAGTCTTTCTTCAGTTTGTCGATGCGGGTCTTGACGGCCTCGCGGTCGTTCTCGTCGATACCCTCGCGGCGGTAAAGATCCTGAAGGTATTCCTCGGTGATGTAGATGATGTACTTCACGCCGAGCTGGTTTTTCAGGATGGCCTTCTTCAGCTTCGGCACCATGTTGGAGTGGTCGTACCATCCGCTGTTGAAGATGGAATACCACTCCGGCCGGCTGTAGTAAGGGTGTCCCGGTGACGGCATGTAGGCGGAGTAGACCAGGCGGCTCCGGTTGGCATAAAACATCTTCAGGTCCGTAAGCGCGTCAAACTCGTCGATGACCCTGGTGCAAACGATATCCTTCTGGCTGGGGTTTTTATCCCATTTTGAGCAGTAGTAGTGCCAGTTGATGTTTCCGTGTCCATCCATCTTGCTCCAGCGGCTAAACACGGCTTCGCGGTGGCGGATCGTCCGGATCTCCTCCTTCTTTGTGTCGTATCGGAGCTCGCTCCAGGCGTTGTAGAATTCCACCATGTCGGTCAGCTGCTGCAGCATGAACAGCGGGATATCGTTGCGCTCGAAAAACTCGAACTCCGGCCCGTCCGTCACCTCCTCGAAGTCGGTGATCTTGCCGTTCTTGCGGTCAAGCACGCGGATCAGCTTCGGGCCCAGGCCGAAGCAGATATCGCGGTTGAATTTGATGTTCGCCGACACGATGTCGTTCTCGGCGATTCTCTTCAGCAGGTGATTCGGGAGGAGGTTGTCCCTTCCCCATGGTACGACCTGGTAGTCTCCGATTTCTTTCGGGGTGAGGTCGTAGTCCATCCGGAAGTCGGAGCCTGAGTCGATGGCCAGCACCGATTCGATTCCCGGGAGATAGACAATGTTGTCGATGACCTGCAGGGCTTGGTTTTCTGAATTCATAGTATTACTTCTTCACCATTCATTTCGATCACTGTGAAGCGGTTCACCTTGCGGATCTCGCCCGACGGCAGCAGCTTGATGTTGAAGGTCTGGCCGTCCCCATGGAACGACGTGGGTATGGCGCGCGGCACGTCGATGATTTCTCCGTTTGCCGCGACCCATTTCAGCGATATTTCCTTCTGTAGCCGTGCGATGTCGCAGATGACACTTGCGCTGATCATTTTCCTGGTTTTTCCTGGAACAAAAGTACGATTGCCTGGTCCCGGAAGTTGGGACAGCCTACCATCGGCGGTGTCTACTCTATTTTTGGCCGATTTCCCTGCGTTTCAGGCAGAAGGCTGGTTCAAAATGACGCGGCTGGAGCAAAAGTCCGCGCGCCGCT